CGTTGTGGACTCCAAGGTGGACTTAGACTTCTCCAAGACAACCGGCGGCGTTTTTGAGTCTAAAAACGGCACAACTCGCAACGAAACAGACGCCAACATTAGAAAACACTTTGGTACTATTGATGATTTCTTTTTGACCTCTATGGCTTCTCAACTTGACTCTATGTCCTTCCTCAAAGAAGGCTCAACAAAAAGAAAGGAGATCATAGCAAAGTTTCTAGATCTCCAAATATTCGATGACAAATTCAAACTAGCTAAGAAAGATGCTGCTGATCTTCGTGGTGTAATTAAGCGACTTGAAAGTAAGAAGTTTGCCGAACAGATTCAGAAGAAATCAGCATTGCTAGAAGATATTCGTACCGATATTGATGAACAACAAGATAAATGTGACAGATATACCTCTTCCGTTGAAAGACTTGAAAAAGAACTTGCGGAGGTTATTGAAACAATCAACGCAATTCCCGCAGAGATTATCGATCCCAAAAAGGTTGAAAATGAAATTCGATTCAAGAATATTAAGAAAGATACTCTCTTTAGAGAATCAATAGGGTGTCAGAAAGAAATTGAAAGGCATCAAGAGTTTATAGAGTATTTTGACAAAACAATCGAGATCGAAAGCTATGAAAGATTATTAGATGCCATTAAAGAAGCAGAACGACTTGAAGCACAAAAGGTTGTCTTAGGCAACAACATTCGTCGAAAGAAAACAGAATATAAGAATCTTCAAAAGACAGTATCTCTCCTCCATAATCATGAGTATGATCCTAACTGTAAGTTCTGTTGTGATAATGAGTTTGTAAAAGAAGCCGAGGCTGCTAAACTTAAACTCCCAAAAGTTGAACTAGAATGGCAAAGCTTAGGAGAAGAATTAGCCGAGATTGTAAAGAAGTGTGAGGAATATGACCTTTCAAATCTACACAAACAAGTTCGTCAAGTTCAAGATACAAGAAATCGTTATGAAACTTCTTTGGATGAGGTTGAAAAGCTTGAACTTATCATCGAGCGAAACACAACAGCAATATCTCTTCTAGATAATGAGATCTCAACTCTCAAGGTAAAGCTCAAAGACTATGAGGATAATAAGGAAGCTATTGAGAACAAACATCATTTGTTTGGAGAACGAGATGCTCTTCAAGCAAAGATCAAGCAAAACAAAGTTGCTCTTAAAAAATGCGATGAACTTACAAAAGAGTATCTAATCGAAGAAGCAACAACCAAAGAGATCATACGCAATCTTCATAAAGAACAAGCCGAATATAAGGAAGTTTTGGATGAATACAGAGCCTTTGACGTCTATCAGACCTGCATGCACCCCAATGGTATTTCTTATGAAATTATACAGCAAAAGTTGCCGATTATCAATCAAGAGATTTCCAAAATTCTTTCTAACATTGTTGAGTTCGAGGTATTCTTTGAGAACGAAGACAACAAGCTTGAACTGTCTATCAAACATCCCAACTATGGTTCTCGACCATTATCAATGGGATCTGGTGCTGAGAAGACAATTGCTTCAATGGCTATTCGCCTAGCGATGATTGCGATAACTAATTTGCCCAAGTGCGAAATTTTCCTCTGCGACGAGCCAGCAACAGCGTTGGATGCCGAACATATGGAAGGCTTTGTGAGGCTATTAGCAATGATTAAGAATCAATTTAAAACTGTTATTCTTGTCTCTCACTTGGATGTCCTAAAAGATGTAGTTGATATGACCATTGATATTGATAAAATTGGTGGATACGCAAAAGTTTCTATCTGAGAACATTTAAGATGTTGCCGCCTATTTAGTATAAAGCTTGTAGGCGGCTTTTTTTATTTGGAGGATAAACTATGCATAACGAAAATTGCAAAGAAGATTGTAAAGACGATCACAAAGAACACGACTGCGACAAGGAATGCTCCCACGCAAAACTTGGACTGCTCGATCAAATGCAGAACAAGGTAATCTCTCGCAAACTTCTTGTGTTCCTTTGTGCCACAGGACTTATGATCTGGTCTTCGCTTGACCCTGATACTTGGGCGATGATTGCTGCCATGTACATCGGAGGACAATCCGTTATTGATATAGCAAAGGTTTGGAAAGGTGCTTAGTAAAGTCAAAGACTTTGTTGTAAAATACTGGCGATGGTTCGTTCTCGGATTGACGAGCCTCACCTTTTACCTTTTGGGTAGATCCAAGGACACCAAGATAGAAGAGGTAAAACTTGCTAATATTTCCAAAGTTTTAGAGGAAGAAAAGACGCAAGAGGTATTAAAGGGGTGGATAGAGGCCGAAGAGGAGAAAAACGAATCCTTGGCCGAAAACTTGCTGATATTTGAAGAAAATAAAGCAAAGATACTAGAGGAAGCTGGTGGTATTGATATTGAAGAGTATCTGAGAGCCAAGGGTATTTTGGAGGACAAATGATATTTTTGCTTCCTTTTCTCTTTGCCGAAGAGCCTAAGTATAAAAATCTTAAAAAGGACGAACCTGCTCCTTGGGCTGGTCGTTTATTAAATGAAGCCGCATTGCGTATTCTTATTGAAGAGAACGCCACGAAAGACCTCACTTGTGATGCTCGTGTTGAATTTAAAATGAATGAAGTGAGAATAGAAGAGAAATATCGCTATGATATTCTCAAGGTTCAAACAGAAGCAGAAATCAAACAACTCAATGAACTAGTTAAGATACAAGATAAATTCATAAAAGATCTCAAACCCAAGAATAACATTTGGCCTGTCGTTGCCGGATTTATCGGAGGAGCAGCGATCTCAATTGGTATTATGTATGCCGTTAAACCGGGAATAACACAATGAAAATAACAACACAACAAATACAAAACATTATCAAAGAAGAGCTTGATAAACTTCTTCATGAGCAAGATAATAATGATGTCGTCTTAAGAACTGCTCTCAAAGAAATAGTAGATGACCATTTTGCTGAACAATTTGATCCAACAGTTGAGAAACGGATAAAAACAATAATAGTAAACAAAATATTCCCAGCTATCAAAGACCAAGCTGTGGTTGATACTTTTAAGAAACTTGATTTCGAAAATAATCCAAAGTCTGTTTTGGAATTATCATTAGCATTTCATAATGAATTTGCACCCGAGGACAAGGCAATAATCCGCGCATTAGTGGATTATCCTTTGGGAAACATAGAAGACAAAGGAAAGAAAAAAGAAAAAGTTATCGATTATCTGGTAAAAACAAAAGATCTGGCCAAATTAGATTTTGGTGGAAAAAATCTGAGTGGTGTAGACCTGAGCGGCGCAAACCTGAGAGACGCACAATTGACGGAAACAATTCTGAGTGAAGCAGACCTGAGAGGAGCTAAAATATTCAGAGCAAACCTGATTGATGCAGACCTGAGAGGAGCAGACCTGGGTAATGCAGACCTGAGAGGAGCTAAATTATTCAGAGCAAACCTGATTGATGCAAACCTGGGTAATGCAGACCTGAGTGGAGCAGACCTGGATGGAGTAAAATACAGTGACCAAACCCAATGGCCTCAAGGATTTGATCCTGAAGCCGCTGGTACAGAGAAAATTTAACTATGGTGAATAATGAAAAGCAAAGACCCCAACTATGCTGTTAAAATAGAACAAGCAATAGCAAAGAAATACGGTGAAGAAACGGTACAGCACCCCAAAAAGAATTGGGATAATGATAAAGAGAAAGAATATCTAAAAGATTTGCAAAAATTTTATAAACTTGAAGAAGATGGATACAACATCGAAGAAGAGATAAATGGTGTTTTTATTCCGAAGAAACTAATTATCAAGAGCTCTAAGCGCTCTTGCCCTACATGCAACACATATTCATTTAAATCCAACGATGATGTTTACATGTCAAAGTTTGATTGCTGTGAAGGCTGCTACATTCAGCATGTAGAAGGGCGAGAAGAGCGATGGAAAAAAGGATGGAGACCAAAATGAAATTAACTGCTGAAAGATTAAAAAAGCTTATCAGAGAACAACTATCACAATTAAACGAAGAAGCTGAGGAATATGCGGCAGGGCAAGTGGAAGAAGCAGTCATGGCTGCAAAAGAAGCGGGCCTTGATGTTGCATCAGTTGTAGATATTGTTAATAAAGTGTATGGAAAAGATGAGCCAACAGGCCAAGGAAATATGTAGAAATGGCTGATTCAACGACATTAGAAATAGTACAAGGATTATCCCAAGCAGTTGCAAATGCTTATGATGGTGTGCATGACGAGAGATTCTCACTCGATGGACAAGTTCGCAAGGTTGGACTTAAGCGAGAAGAGGGCTGTCCTCTTATGGATAAACGCGTAAACGACGGTTTTTCTGTTAAGTTCTACGGAAACAAGATGGTAATTAATTACCAATCCGATATTCTTCTTAAACAAGTTCATGGTGGTGGCTTTGAAGAGGATATCGTTCGACAACTTAATGAGATCAAAAACTTCCTTCAAAAAGAATACAAGGCTGTTACTGGTAAATCTGTCTCCCTAACGGCAGATGGAGAGCCAAAGGTTCTCGTTCAATCAACTTCTCGTGTTCGCTCTTTTGTTCAGGCTTACCAACATTATAAAATTAGCGGTGTCAAAGAAGAGCCTATTCTTGACCCTGCTGTTGAAAACAGCCGTACATTAACACGCAAGTTCTTGGAACAAGTTAAAGCTGCAAAGCGCCCTAGTAACGAATACATCACGAAGGGTGCTAACGAGAAGAAGTGATGCCCTTCACTCTCTCAAAAAAAGAGATCATAAGAGAAATCGTGAAGTCCGGCAAAAGTCCGGAATACTTCATAAATAACTATTGCCGTATATCACATCCGATGCACGGCCTTATTCCATTTAAGACCTACCCATATCAGAACGAGTTAATAAATGACTTTAATGACTTCCGTTTTACTATAATACTTAAAGCAAGACAGCTTGGGATTTCCACAATCTCGGCTGCTTATTGTGTTTGGTTTATGTTGTTTCATCGAGACAAGAATATTCTCGTTATTGCGACAAAGTTTCAAACAGCAGCGAATCTTGTAAAGAAAGTTAAGAACATTATGCAGTATCTCCCAGAGTGGATGAAGGTTGCTAAGATCAAAGTTGATAACAGAACATCATTTGAACTCTCTAACGGCTCTCAAATCAAGGCTGCTTCCACATCAGGTGACGCTGGTCGTTCGGAAGCCCTATCTCTCCTAGTTATTGACGAGGCTGCGCATATTGACGGACTTGATGACCTATGGACTGGTCTGTATCCCACACTATCAACTGGTGGTCGCTGTATCGCCTTGTCTACTCCAAATGGTGTGGGCAACTGGTTCCATAAGACCTATGTTGCAGCAGAGAATGGAGAGTCTGATTTTAAAACTGTGAATCTACCTTGGGATGTTCATCCGGAAAGAGATCAAGCTTGGTTTGAGAAAGAAACAAAAAATATGTCTCGTCGTCAAATAGCACAAGAGCTAGAATGTAACTTCAATACTTCTGGTGATACTGTAATTCATGCTGATGATATTGCTTGGCTTCAAGACGAGATCAAAGAACCAATGTATAGGACTGGATATGATAGAAACTTTTGGATATGGGAAAAATATAATCAGGGATCAAGTTATCTTCTTGTTGCCGATGTTGCTCGAGGCGATGGGGCTGACAACTCTGTTTTTCATGTGCTTAATGTAGGAAGAAT